AAGTAGCCTTTTATAAGCAGGTATACACATCTTGTAACCTTCTACTCTATAAAAGTAAGACTACGCTTTAAAATTGTAGCTAGAAAAAATTCCCCCAAACGCCCACGTTTGGGTTGAAACTAATTACAACAAAAACGTAGCCGGTCTACCACCTAAGTGGCGGTGCGCTACAACACCTTTAAATAACTATGTTTGTGCAAAATACCCCAGAATATCGGAATATTATACAAAATATTACGTAAATGAAAACATAGAAATACATATATACATAATTTAATAACTTGTTAAAAACCCACAGAACTATACCATAGCGGATGGATACCCAGAAAGAAAAACAAGTTATAATCTTCTCCCGTGGCAATAAATACATCATGCGCCTCAATAATGGTACCTTCTGTGGAACTAGCCCATGGCAGTATCCTTGAAACAGTATAACCAAAGAAACCTGAGAGACCATCCAAAGTGGTCAAAGCAAAACGTGACATGGCATACCATGGAATCTCAAACTGCAGAGCTGAACTATTAACATTATTACTAGATTGCATGCCATTCCATGCACCATCAAGTAAATTGCTCTGATTGTTTATGTTTGCAGTGGTAAAATTTATCCCAAGTAATGAACCTGATGAATTCGTAACATTGGGTGTGCGCGAAACATACAATGGCGTTGACCACCCAGTTGAGGCTCGAGGTACTACTTTCACGCGGGTAGAACCACGAAATCCAGCATAACATGCAGCTACTAACCCTTGTATAGTCATGGGCCAGGTATCACCACCTATAGCTGCATATTTTGCACCACGTGGAGGAAAGAAACCACCCACACCTGTAAACTTAAACACATTCAAACTATTCGGGGATATCATGTCATCTACAGCACTAACACTCCTATAACGTGAATATCTCTTCAAACACGTTCGGAATGTAGTTACAACTTCTCCCGCACAAAAAGACATAATAGATTGTGGAGTTATAGATCCACCAACTTCACCAATATCTTCTGATCCTGAAGGAGTCACCAACTCCGTCCCTGGATCTAAAGCCCCACTCTGCGCCAATAAACCTGACTGGGGTTGAAGATCATATGTGGCTTTAATAAATCCACTATTAATTGGATTCCAATAATGCATATCTCGCGAACAAGAATGCAATATCAAGCCAACACCCGTAGTATTTGCGCCCGAAGTAACTAACTCATTCAAAACATACATTGTTACAACACCATTATGTTTTGTGGGGTCAGCGACGTATCCCAGACCATCTGTTCTAAAAGCATCTGTTCCAATCACCGGTGGACCTGTTTCAAGAGGACGCGTAGTTTCCAATCCTGGCCAATTCGAACCCCATCCAATAGTAATCTCAAAATCCTTTTGATCAGCAATGTCTACGATCTTACTATAAACCGTATTCAGCTCTGGAACCGTACTAGCCTGTACCGGATCCCAAACTATCAATAGCCGTCCACGATGGAACCCACTAGATACCACCTGAAAGCGGTACGTCATGGAACCACGCCAAGAGCGAAAACAATTGGCAATGAACCCCGTAGTCGAAAATCCCACTCCCACTTTTGAGGCGGGAAAGGAAAGCTGCCGAACAGCATACATAGATGGCGTAACTGGAAACGACATCAACATGGTATATTGTGAATCTGAAGATGTCCACTCAGTTTGTGTCAGATATGAATATTTTTGGTTAAGATAATCAAAATCCAACTCATCTACATCACTAAGCCCACAAACTCTTGGGTCTATAGTCACCTCTTGTTTCAATGTGAGTGCTGTAGTTTGGGCCATATCATGTTGATCTGTACAGGCGAAATCTCCATTTTCAGAAATCCGCACTGGTTTAGGCGGATCTATAATACGTGGACGAGAATAACCAAACATGACTGCAATATTAGACACTGCTGATGCTGCAAGTTGTGTAGCCATGGCATACGGACCAATTATAGGCGCCTTAATTACTTTAGAAGCAAGTGCGGCAACCAAATTGGCTGGACGACTAACAACACCACTCCCATACTCATCACCAGCCTGGGGTGCTAACCCAGCAACCACAGTTTGAGTGGGTGTGGACAAATCAACTTCTGTAGCCCATGCCATGACAACAATATTTATTGGATTAGTTAAATTCTGCGTATGTTGTAGTGTAAACAATGAGTTAAACCACAATTCTCCCATATCCACTCCAACATCTGCTTGGGTCATGTCCAAACTATCCCAATAATGGAAAAAGGGTAAGACCATTTCACCCCCATCAGAAGAAGAAGGATCCAAGAAAATATGTGGCCGATGTAAAGCTGGTAAATAATAAAGAACATTTCTTGTAGTGGTGAGATAAGGTGAATCATTCAAGGGAGCATATGAAACAAATGCTCGACCCCAATAAAAAGGATTCCCATTCAACAATATCTTAATATGTAATTTACCCTTGAAATTTTTGTAATTAGTCAGACGGTTCGCAACACGCTTGTTCTTAAACCACAAATCCCAAGGATTTATCACAAAATTAATATTTCCACCAACAGTCCAGTCAACATTGTGTATAATTACAGGGCGCTCAAAGAAATTGGATAACGTAGTATCAGAATCTGCAGTATTATACCGTGTAGAATCCATTTCTGAATCAACCTCACACACATGTGACGGTGCTGCCTCTACGAAACCCATTGTTCGTTCGATATATGATTCTTTAATTTCGTCAGAACATATGCCACTCTGTGGCACCAAATTTTGCGTGCAATCCTGCACTAACCCTTTTTGAGTGTGGGCTACACTATGAGGGCCTGAAATTGACTTCGTGGTCAGGCCTTGCCACCAATATAAATTAATGAAAGCAATAATATACAATATAAAAGAGAGCGAATCTAAATATAAGGGAAATGTAATTATACAAATTGTTTGGTTATTTATACACCATGAAGTCGGGTACGATCAACTGTCCGATAAAACACTTCAACTGGGCCACGCATATAATTTGGCGTGACCATCAGATAGCCTCTCTCAGTGCACCCAGCAACTTCAAATGGAGGATGAAGGAAAGACCAAATTCTTTCCTCAATTTCAGGTAAAACCTGAAGCTCTACAGAGATCCTCCGTTGTCTCTGTAGCACTTTTACTGCTCTTACGTCTGTTGTCCCAATCAAAACCATTGGACCATCAATACTATTCAGAAGATCTGATAAATCAGCAATTAGTCGTTGACGCTTGGCTCGGCAAGCCGAAAAATAATCAACAAATGCTCCTAATTCATTATAGAACTCCGATCTAAATCGATAGTCTGGTTGCAAGAAATCTGCAAGAGAACGCTGACATTCAACCAACCAACAACGAAACTTCAAATCCACAAGATTAATATTTAAATATTCACACTCATCATCTCCAACTAGAGGTTCTTCTTCATATAACATATTGAAGGTATCCTTCATAAGTCGAAGTGAGTCATCCTGTGTCATCATGTAATCGTCATCCCAATCTATGTCTGCAAGTAGTTCTCGCAACTCATCATCATCATCCAAAATTCCAGATTGGCAAATCAAATCCTCGGCTGGCCTGAGGAATTTCTGCACCTCACGATAACAACAAGAAGTATTCTCATAACGCGCAATCAAATCCTCAATCGAAGGTGGGTTATAGTAATCACCGACTCTGTGACCTTCACTATCTCTCACATCAACCAATTGATCGAACCATTTCACATACTTCTCATACATTTCGGGCCCGTGGAGAAAAACTTCCCCCAAAGCAGCAGACATATTAGCAGCACAAATTTGTGCTGCAGATTCTACCATACCCCTACGGGCCTTACGTGTAAGCAACAGTGATTTATGAATTGATTCCACTTCCAAAGCCCCCACACGCTTACCAAGTATTGGATGCTTGTGAAATGAACGTTTGAGGAAACTCATATCATCTATGGTTTTGAACGGGACGGTGGAAATATGCTTCGTAGCATCAGTATACACATGGCCAATCTTGGCAAGCTCTACCTCCACACTCATCATATTGAACAATGGTTCCTCTGGAGAGACATCAAAATTGTTGTCATCTCCATAAGTAATTAAAGCAACATTTTCATGGAATAGTGGAATTTCACCCAAATACAACTTACCTTGACGAGCGACAAAATGCATCGCATAATATGCATACCGAATCATCAAACAATTCCCAAATCCATTGATGATAACAGTCAATCCATGCCCCGACGGACCTGGACCAAACATCTTTACTAACAATCCATCTTCATCAAAGATCGGATATAAGTTTTCTGTTGCTAGTCCATCAACCAATCTCACCAAATCTGGGTCAACTCCACATTTCAACAAGCACCATTTTAGCAACTCATAAGCCGCCTTCTGGATTTCTGGCCTAAGCCTCATATCAAATGCTGAGTAATCACCATCACCACATCTTCGACCACCGCTCTTACTAGTAAGTATCTCTGAAATATATTCCCAATCCTTACCTGCTGCATCAACACCAACTGCACTCTCAAATTCTGCAGGAAAGTTAGACATAGCACTCACTAAGGGTAGAGTCAACATGCGAGTTACAATAACTAATGCAACTGGCGCCCCAGCAAAAATGCGGATCTTATTCTTTGCTACCTTCTCAAATGTAACTGGTTCATCTTTCAAATTAGCACGGAAGATGGCATTAACACGCTTACCTTCGTAGAACCATTCAAGGATATTATCTACCTCTGCG